TTGCGAAGATGGCTAAATAGGCGATCCTCAGCCCCATAAACAACTTCGGACATGATGTCCTTTGCAAAAGCAACAACTTTCTTTTCTTGAAGCATTACAATAATATCAATATCGGTGTGATCAAATATCATTAAGTCCCCATTCAATGCTTTCCTTAAATGAAGGTTGTAATTTTTTGTATTTTTTTCCTTAATGGACAATTTGATGTCGGGCTGGGCCTCTTTGGCAGCAGCGCCGATCTTAACTTTGACCGACATTATTTAGTGACCTCTGCTACAAGGTCCTGAATATAGAACAAACTTCGGACCATTTCTTCGTTAATTGGGGTATCCTTGAAGGAATCAAGTTTTTGGACAACTCTGTCAAGGTTATTGGAATACTCTTTGTTTTCTCTTATAACCTCGTCAGCAAGCGCATTTTGAAGAGCGCTTTTTAAACGACCAACCTCTTCGTTCATAAAACACTTGAGTCCAAGACCATTGTCCGAAAATGAAGTTATAAAATTAGTTAATAAACTTTTTTGTTCGTCTCGGAGAGTGTTTTTGTAGGACTCATTGAATTTGTTGACAAACGTATTGTATGTGAGCTTATCAATGTGCTTAATTTCCTTTTGCTCATTGATTCTATTGGCAGTTAATAAAGAAATGATACGATCTTCAAGCATAAGCCTTCGGGTAGCATCAAGACTCTTGGATTGGAAAAACTGCCCAATTGTGGCAATATTCTTATAGTTAGAAAGAAAATTTGCGAAAACTTCATTGGATAGTGTCTCGTTGATCAGCTTGATCAAATTTGTTTGAGAATTAAACACTGCCTTGCGGTCCAATGAGTCGTGGTCTTTTTTAACCTCGATAATTAACCTTTTACCAAAGCTTTCGTTAAGGCCTTTCGACTCTAAGAGCGTATTATAAAGATCTAAATCTTTTTTCAAAATTGAATCTTTTCCAAAGTACTCTTTTAGAATATTGATTACTTTTTGTTTCGTTTCGGTTTGATTTCTAACTATTGATTTCGTTAATTCTTTGATTAATGATTCGTAAAGAAAAGCGGTATTTCTTTTCTTATTGTGTCTCACTTTCATCATTTGTCTCCGTCTTTTGTAAACTATTTAAGAGATTCGTAACCTCCGCACTAATATTAAATAGTTTCTGTTCCTCAAGAACGTCCGGACTTGTTTTGGCTTCGGTTATTCCCTTGGCTATTGAGTCTAAGCCGCCAAAACCGCTCTTACCTTTCCATATGGAACGCGTCGTGTTGCCAATTACTGACTCGGGAGCAACTTGTTTATTAATGCTCCTCGTTCTTCCTCCACGTTTTCCTGTTTTCTTTTTTACATCATAGGGGCCTCTGCTCATGTAATCTGGGCGATTTCCAGGAGAGGGCTCGGCCAATAATATATTTTCTTCTTCCTTGTTGTCCTCTGGTGCCTTGGGCTCAGATGGTTTATCGTCACCACCTGCGTCGGATGGCGGTTTAGGATCATCCGCGCCAGCGCCGGGATCAGAAAATGGCGATCCACCGCCCATGCCTTCGGGCTGCGCTGCACCTTCAAGTTGTCCAGCCAAATTCTTATCGAAGAACATTTCTCTTTGATTGCGAATAAACTCTTCCTCTGACAGGCCGAATATATGCTCTGCGACCCAGCGCTTACTAAAGAATCCATCTGTAGCGTTAGAAGCAACGGCAAATCTTTTATCCCAATGTTCTAATTCTTGCAGTTCAGCAATCTTACTAGGGTTGTTTAAAAATAATTTAAATGACAATAGATCATCATCTCTAAAGCCGAGAGTGTAAAGATGAATAATTCCAATCTTTTCAAGCTCAGAGATTACCACTCTTTGTAGTCTCTGTATGGTTCTGGCGAAGCGAATATCTTTTTGGGCCAATGTTGTTTTATCTTCGCCTGCGCCTTCTCCCATTGACAGATAAGACTGTGGCACTTTAAGAGCGGAGAACAATTTGTCTCTTAAGTATTTGACATCTTCCACCGTGCCCGTGAACTGACCACCAGCAAGATTATCAATCTTGGTGTTGGATGTTCCCCTAACGGGAATATAATAGTCTTCCTCAACAGATAACGGGTTATAGCGAAGATCAACCTTGCCTGTAGTGGGATCAACAACCTGATGTCTTTTCATTTGAGTCATGACTTTTTGCATATATTGCTCAACATCTTGCGGTGCGATTGAGCCTACATCGATATAAAATACTCTTCGTTCAGGCGAACGGACGATACGATAAGCCATCATCGCATCTTCTAAGAGGGTCAACTGTCTCCAGATTCTTCGGGCTGGCTCCAACGCAGAAGTTCCATAAGGTGCATGCTTATCATTACCAAGGACCCTAAAGTGCGCCACTTGCCAGTTTTCAAGTGTTAAACCAGCGGTGTTCCACTGGAACTGAACATAATTTGGGTTTGTCTCGTCTTCTCCCTCAAGTCTTTCTACTTCTTGTTGGGGAATGCCGATGACTGAACGTATTCCGATTTGCTCGTCAATATCGAGATATAAAAAGAGGTCTCCGTACTTACACATTGTACGAGACCAACCAAACAGATTATGTTCAATATTTAAAATGTTGTGATAAAGAGAGTGCAAAATGGATTTTATTTCTTCGTTAGGGCATTTGATTCTCAACATTGGCTGTAAAGATGAGTGAGTTGTCATCTCATCAGCATAAATATCCAAAGATGAAGCGATCTCGGGTGTGTACTCCATCTGATCAAAATCTGTATATCTTTCTGCTCGATTTCTATTTGAAATCATGTTAGCAGTCAGAACGTTCATCGGGTTATATTCTGCTTTTTTGAACTGCTTTCCTGTAGCGGAACGAAAGCGATTCGCATAAACATCAAGATGCCTACGACGTAGTTGTCTTCCTGTCTGTGTCCGCCTCTGAGTTATTGGTCCCGAGAAGAGCCTCGTAAGCGACTTGAACAAATTAGATTGATCGTTATAAGGGTTTTTTGTATTTTTAGCCATTTATTATCCTTTGAAAATCCATGCGAAATCTTTTACTATTTTGATTTCTTCTTCATATTTCTTTTGAAAATCCTGATCATAGCCATCCATTCCCTTAATGGCGGTATTCAACTTATTTGTTTTAATATACATAGAATCGAGAATCGCTTTTTTATATTCTGTTTCTCGCTCATTGACCTGCAATGCTGTGTCTCTAACCCAACATGCAATCGCTAAAGCCATAATCAAATCATCATGGTAAGATCTCATGGCTTGCGGCTTGCCGTTGTTCCAAATAAAAGTCTTAAATTCGTTAAATGTCCTCTGGGAATAAATTCTAATTAATTTGTTTCTTATAAATTCTTCTAATTTTGCAACAATCAAGGGCCGGGTCTTTGTTGATGTTGTGAATCCCGGTACGGCTCTCTCGTTTGTTTCTGCTATTGATGCCTCAATAAATTCGTGAGTTGATTTGATAGAATAATAAAGGTTCTCATATCCCATTGATATTAGCTTCTCAAGCACTGAGATTCCTATACCATTATTTTCTACAACCAATAAGCACTTACCATATTCAGTGGCCGCTGAATGTAGCATTTGCGAATACATATCAAGACTTGGTTTGCCTTGGTATTCGGCAACAATCTCCATTGTGTTTAATTTTATAATATGAAATACCGAATTGTCAGCACCGTCTCCACGAGCAACATCGGCTACCATTAAATAGTCTGAACCTTCCTCGTATTTCTCCCAAATCCAAAAGTTTCTGTCGTAGCCAACGCGGTACACTGGTTCTTTATGAAGATCGTTCAACCATGCCAAATCATCTGGATGTATTACAGTCTCACCAGAGGTATTAAAATTACACTCTAACTCTTGAGCAATCTGTCTCCGAGACATGTTTTTGGTTTCTTTTTCAAACCATTTTTGATCTCTCTCAGGGTGGACATCCCATGGGAGATTAACAGGATGAAAATCATTCTCTGCTATCTCGGCATCAATATATGTTTTATGAAACCAATTACCAACTCCGTTAGGTGTTGACAAGGCAATACAACGACCACCAGTTGATAGAGTGGGGTAAAGACCGGTCCACAGTTCTTGTAAGCCGTCAATATGGGCGGCCTCATCAATAACCAAGAG